GCAAATCCGATGATGGGTACTTCTTCATCGTAGCCCCGTTCTTGAAAGGTCTTGACTGTATATTTTTGGTCAATAAAGTCTTTAATCATGTGGTTCATAGCTCGCTCCTAAAGGTTACCCCCTCAAAACGGGACTGAATCGTCCTCTATTACTGCATCTTGCAACTGCTTATTTACATCAGGTTTATTAAAGGTGTTGCGGTACTCGGCTGACAGCATGATTTGGTCTTTTAGACCTTGCGATAAGCTGTCAAATACTTCTTGGTCAAACTTCTGCAAGTCAAACAATACGCATGGGTTTACACCCTGTGGCATACCCGCTTTTTGTACGATTGCGGGAACTGGGGTAATAGCCACCGCATCAGCGTAGGTATTGCCGTTATTAGCGGTTCTATGCTGAACAGTAACCATGCACCATTTATCTAACAAATTGCGTAAGTCAAAGCCACGCAACTCATCATCGGTAAATGATTTGCCACGCCAAGATTCCAAGTCTTTCCGTAACGAAGCCTTATCGCCTAGCGACAGCGTGTAGTTGCGTGTTTGGATAAGGGGTTTGCCCTCAATCTTTAAGTCATCGCCATGAAGCTCCCAAAAGAACTTCACTTTGCGTAGCATCTTGACTTGACCCATGTACTCAGACTTCTGTGTACCTAAGTCAATAATTCGGTATAAACGAGCTAGGTGCGACCCTACTGGGGCTACCTTAAACTCTTTCTTTTCTGTAGTTGTGCCTGTCACAATCATTGTTTCCCCCCAAAAATATTAGAAAAATCATCCACAACAGCAGTCAATAATGGATTAACCCTACGCTTATGTAGTCCACAATAAAACCTAATTAAGTCAATTTCTGCCAATGTCAACATATCGCCATCCTCTGCCTTATTTAAAGCAATTTCTAAGCGTTCTTGGTCTGCCATCATTTCGTTGTGTAATTCCTGTAAGTCATCCATAGTCATCTCCAAAAGTAAACAGCTTATGCTGTACCACAATATTAAGCCAAATTAAAAAAAAGTGCAAACTATTTGAATCTGCGTTGTTTATTTGGTAAGATAGCTTAATGCGAAAGAAAAAAGTATTTACCGATAGCCAAATTATCGAGTTACTGGGTGGGCCTACCAAAATAGCCAAAATCTGCAAAATTAGCGTACCTGCGGTGTCCATGTGGAAAAACTCAGGTATTCCAGCCGATAAAATGGTCTATTTAGGGGCGTTATTGGAACAAGAAAGCAAGGGATTAGTTAGCCGTAAGGACTTATTTCCTGAAAGTTACCATTTGATATGGCCTGAGTTGCGTTGATTTAAAACTAGGTTATACTAATGGGGCAGAGTGAAGTCTGTTTAGTATTACCAGCTAAGACCCTATAGGGTTGCTTTGAGCGTTTTGGAAAGGCTGGCTGGTCTTTTCTAAAGCGACTTCACCTTAGAGCAACCTTATGGGGTTTTCTCTTTCTGTCTAGCCCGCACACAGGCGTGATGATGCGGTAAAGGCCGTAAATACTTCAGAAGCGAAACGGCAGCAATGCCCCATATTTTGCGGATAAATGAGCAAAAATTATGGAACTGTCCTATTGCCTAACGGCAGGGGAAACTGGGTAGTCTTGGTAATACATAGACCTGAACAAGCAAAACAACCCATCATTTATTTACGACTGATGTCCGAAACATCCGAAGTCGCATAATTCATCCTATCTACGGATAGGAGTATTACGCCCTTAATCCTCACAAACCGATTCGCATACGAAAAGTTATATATAAATTATATATACCAACATAATGTAACTTATAGGTTACTTTATAGGCGTTAATGTAATATTTATGAGTCATAAGGGAAAGTACCTATATACCTTATTATTAAGTAAACTTAACCTACAGTCTTTAAAGGGGGAATTATGAAAACATTTAAATGGGTTGTAGAGTTTGAAGTAACAGAAACTTGGGTAGAAGATGGTTTTGAGATTAATGAAGATAGGGCACAAGATATGCTTGCTAACGCTTTACCTTATGCTTATGGGCATGAACTTAAAGCTACAGTAATTAAAGCACCTGACCCAAAATTGATTAAAAAAGCACAAGCTGCATAACTTATAGCCCCCACGGGGGCTTTTTAGGGGGAATCATGAAACTACTAATCACCGCATTAATCACCGCAACACCTGTAATGGCTCAAACTTATGTAGTTACAAATCCACAGGGTAATGTTTCTTATTATGTACAAAAACAGGGTAATCAGGTTCAAATAGTAAACAATCAAGGCGTAATACAAAACGCCACAATTTACCCAAATCAAGTCGTTACACCGCAAGGTTATGCTATTGGTACGCCTAGCTATACAGTACCTATGAGTCCACCAAGCCCACCTAGCCCAAGAGTGTTGCAATGACTACCGATGACCGCATAAACGCTTATAGCCATTACAAAATCTATGATGAGCATGGTGAATTAATGCGTACAGTTAAGACTAAGCATGAAGCCGAGCATTTAATTAAAACTTATACCGATTGGACTTACCAGTTTGTAAAAGCCCAAAAAATTGATTTACCTGACGCACCTTTCTAATGAGTTCTTGGTTAATTATTGTGACGGGGCTTATTTATGCCTATATAGGTATAGAACAAGGCTTTAAAGGTAATACAGCTATGGCGGTTGTATATAGCGGTTATGCATTTAGTAATGTTGGACTTTATATACTTGCAACAAAATAGGGGGATGTGTGGATTTTGAAAAGTTTTGGATGAATTGGCCCAAAAAGGTCGCAAAGAAAAAAGCTGAAATTGCTTGGAAACGATTGACTGACCTTGAAAAGCGTGAAGCCTTAGAAGCCTTGCCAAAACACCTTAGACATTGGCAACTTAAACGCACCGAAATAGACTATATTCCGTACCCTGCATCGTGGATTAACGGGCTTAGATTTCAGGATGTTTTAGACATGACCCCCGCCAAAGAAAAGGTGGATAGGTCTTGGATGTTTAGCCAACAAGGTATTGAGAACAAAGCTCGTGAACTAGGAATACTGGGTAACGGGTACGATAGTTACGATACTTTAAAGAAAAAATGTATGATGCGAATGGGGATGGAAATAGATTGAAAGTGCTAATTGCGTGTGAATATTCGGGGCGTGTTAGAGATGCTTTTGCAAAACTGGGCCACGATGCTTGGTCTTGTGACATATTGCCAACTGAAACCAAAGGTAATCATTACGAAGGTTCGGTGCTAGACATTCTTGATAATAGCTGGGATTTAATGATTGCCCACCCACCCTGCACCTATTTATCTAATGCTGGTGCTAGGTTTTTATATCCAAAAGGTATTTTGAACCAAGAAAGATTAACAAAAGGTTTGGCTGCAAAAGAGTTTTTTATGGCTCTTTACAACGCAAACATACCCAAAATAGCCATTGAAAATCCCATACCCTCAAAGGTATATGGTTTGCCACAATATTCGCAAACAATTCAACCTTACGAATATGGTCATCCAATGCAAAAAAGAACTTGTTTATGGCTAAAAGATTTGCCAAAATTAGTGCCCACCAATATTGTTGAAGAACGCCAAAGCACTAAAGTGGCTGGTAATTGGTTTAACAAAGGTGGTAAAGACCGCCAAAAAGAAAGGGCTAGAACTTTTGAAGGAATTGCAGCAGCAATGGCAGAACAATGGGGAGCATCAATACCAATGTGCAGTACGGCAGTTATGCAAGTGGCGTAATCAATGGGGGTTAGCAAAGTTTAGAGAATACCTATCAAAATACCAACTTGATAGTAATTTACTAAATGGCTTTGCCGACCAATGGAAAAAAGGTAATAAAGGTAATAAGGGGGAATGGAAATGAAAGAGTATGACCCACACGAAGCAATAGACTTTATATTTAAAACCGCACCGCAATACGCTAAAGCAAGCGGTGAACTAGCCCAACTTGAAAACTTTAGGCATAGTCTTAAAGCCATTAAGATGTCGCAAACTGACGAACAAAGCCTTGGTGCTCAAGAACGGGAAGCCTACCGCAGTCAAGAGTATCAAGACTTATGCAAAGCCATAGGGGTAGCGGTAGAGCAAAAAGAAGCCCTTAGATGGCAATTAGAAGCCGCCAAGATGCGTTTTGAAGCATGGCGTACCCAACAAGCTAATGACAGAAATATAGAAAGGTTGACCCGATGAGAGATTACGCTGAAGTAATGCTAGAAATTAACCATGCCATTAAAAAAGTGCATGAATTTTGCCTAAAAAATCAGGCAACTGAAGCCTATTTAAAAAGCTGTGATGTGACCGATTTAGCCCAAGAACTAGAGGATGTACTGCAAAACAATGCAAACATTCAATAAGATAATGCGTAATGCCTACGCCACCCATATAGACTATGGTGCGTTCTTAGGGCTATTGCCTACAAATCCACATTTTTGCCCCAGTAACATAGATGGGATTGCAGAGCGTAAAGGCAAGTTTTTGGTGATGGAGTGGAAACGCCCCAATGAAAAGGTTAGCGAGGGCCAACGCAGATTATTGCAAGCCTTTGCTAAAACACCTAACTTTACAGTCGTTATTGTGCAAGGCAACACAGATGACGGGCTAATTATCCAAGACTATTGGCAAGTTCAATCCTACGGGTCATGCGTTAAACTCGGCACAGGGGTTGATGAATTCAAAGCCTTTTATACAATGTGGTACGAATACGCCAATGAATAAAAAAGAAAGAAAACAAAATGACGATATTGCAAGACTTGGTTGCGTCTTATGCTACTACATGGGCTTCAATGACACCCCCGCAGAGCTTCACCATGTCAGACGATTCGGGGGTAAACGGGCAAATGCACCAATACTCCCCTTATGTACCGAGCATCACCGAGGTGCTACAGGTGTGCATGGACTCGGAGCTAAGGCTTTTGAGAGATACCACGAAGTTGAGTTCGATACCTTACTAGATATAGTTAAAGTTCGAGTGGGTCAAAACCAAGCTCGGTAGCGACCATTTTTGCCCTATTTCTAAAGGTCTTATCGTGCTTAGTCCACGCTTGGGTGGAAGTATTCCAACGGCTTGCATGAATCATCTCGTGAGCCATAGTCCTAATTACTGTGTCTAAATGCCCACACCTAGCGTCAGATATAGTTATGGTATGGGCGTGTTTTTCCCCATCGTCATATAAATAAGTACCCATAGCGTCAAAGTCGCTATCAACGATAAACTTACATTCTTCAGGTAGGGGCAAATCCCAAGACGCAAACGGCTCGCAGCAATACAACATGGCATAGATGTTTTCAATAATCTTAGGCGTTAATTTCATACTTTTAGTAATTGACCTCGAAAGTAAATTAAACCCTCATCCTCATTAATAACCTCTGCCAATTCAGGTGGCATCATTTTGCCGTTAATAAAGGTCAATACTGCAAAACCTGCTCTCCAGTTGACTGGATTGTTTTCTGTGTACATAAACTGGCTATCTTTAATACAAGCCATTGTTCCAGTATCTACGCCATACCTAGTGCCTGTATAGTCAGACCAAGGCGTAATTTTAAGAGAATGTAGATGCCCCGTAACAAAGCTAGTACCTGATTTAATCGTGTTGTTATAAACTGCATGGATGCCGTTATGCCACCGATGCTTAATCATGCAAGTTTGATTAACCATAATAGCCCAATACCATTTCCAATGAGGTGTATGGTCTGCAATATCAAAACCTTTGATGCCCTCGTATTGGGGTAAAACATTGGATAGCTTGCCTGAAAAGCGTAAATCGTGGTTTCCAATCGTAATCATTAACTTACAACCTGCTGGTCGTACTCGCTCAATATCCCCAAGTCGTTCTTGTATTTCGTCTAGTTCTTCTTTGACTGTCGGGCCTTTTTGCCAACCAATGCGATGATGGGCTGAGATACTAGCAAAGTCGGCTATATCCCCATTAAGAATCACAATCTTTGGTTTTAAATACTTTACAAACTCAATAAACCCTCGGTGGGCTGTAGTTACATATTGCGGGTTATAGTGGCAATCCGACCCAACCAAGATAACGCCATTTTCAATGGTGACATTTGCTTGCATTTGCTCGTCAGGAATGTAAATCTTAGGCATCCCATTAGGTTGTAAAGCATCTAAAACTATGTCATGTTCTTGTTCTATGGTTCTGCGTCTTTTTAAAGTATTGCGTACACTAATACCAATCGCATGACTAACTTTTTCAGGGGATTGATGTTCTTTCCAAAGAGCTATAAACTCCTCATCACTACACGCTTTTCGTGCCATAGCATACCTTTAGATGGTAAAGTTAGCATATATTAACCGATTACTGTTAAAAAACAATGGCATACGCTAAAAGAACCGATGAAAATCAAACAGAAATAGTAAAAACCCTAAGAAATGCGGGTGCTGATGTTTATATTCTATCAATGGTAGGCAGAGGAATACCTGACTTGATGGTATGTTTTAACGGAGAAACTATCTTGATGGAAGTCAAGCGTGATGCTAAAGCTAAGTTCACCGCAGACCAACTTAAATTTATAGCCAATTGGAAGGGCGGGCCACTAAGTCGGGTTGATAGCCCTGAAGCTGCACTTAGAGCCATAGGACTAATTCGTGTTAGTGAACAATCTTAAGGTCACCGAATACACCCAAGACTACTATGACGAGCATAAAGACGCTGGTCTAGATTATCTTGGTCATGGCTATTGGCAAGAGGAATACGCCAAAATGGTTGTAGAAGCCTGTAAAACGCCCACAGACGGGTTTGTAGTAGATGCTGGGTGTGCGTGTGGCTCTATCCTAAAAGGCTTTCATAAGCTCAATATGCGTGTTTTAGGAGTAGATTTAAATGATGCCATGATTGGGTTAGGTCGTACCCACTTTGAGTATTACGCCAATGAATTGGTTTGTGGGTCTATTGCTAACACCCCCGCCCTATCTGAAAGTGTTGATTTGGTGCATACCGCCCAAGTCTTAGAGCATATCCCCGAAGAACAGATGGATGCCATTCTTCAAGAATTTTCAAGAATTATCAAGAAATTAGGGCGTTTGTTTATTTGTTTAGATGCCGTAAAGGATGGGGAAACCAAAGAAATGTATATGGGCGACCCTACACATTGCAATATTCAGCCCATTGAATACTGGTACAGGCTATTCCAAAAGCATGGATTTATGTTTGATGTCGAGGCATATAACAAATTTGTTAGGTCTAAATACAAACCGACAGAGAATAAAGACGATAACTTTTTTAACGCCTACCCTTATTGGAGTGTATGGATTTTGCAAAAAACCTAATATAATTGGGTATGTAAAGGAGATTCTATGGAAAATTGTGCATTATTTGTAGCTACATTGCTACATTCTGCGACTAACACGCATTTCTTCCATTTCACAACGGATTCCTACTCACGCCACAAAGCGTTGCAAAAATACTACGAAGCTATTGTAGATTTAACTGACAGCTTTGCTGAATCCCACGCTGGCAAGTATGGCAAATTTACCGCATTTCCAAGCGTGTACCACCAACCTAAAGACCCAGTTAAATACATGGAATCGCTACAAAACTTTGTAGCTGATGCCCGTCAAGATTTGCCGCAAGATTCTGAACTACAGAACATCATTGATGAGATTGCAGACCTTATCAATTCCACGACTTATAAACTTAAGTTCTTGAAATAAAAGGATAAATTATGCCTTTGACTATGCAAGATTCTAGCAAATTGGTGGATATGTTACGAAGTTCAGCAATCTTGCCAGCCGCCAAAATAGACGGCGATGTATTTGTTCGTGCCGCTCAAAGTGCTGGGATTCCTGATGACATGAATACCTTAAACAAAATAGTAAGTTTAGTAAATCAAGGTAAATCCCCAAACGAAGCCGCCTTAATTGTGGCTGGAAAACTACAAGGAGTTCAAAATGCCACTAGTCAAATCAAGTAACAAAGAAGCCGTAGGCAAAAACATCAAAAAAGAGATGGAAGCTGGCAAACCTAAGAAACAAGCCGTAGCCATTGCTCTTGCAACTGAGCGTAAATACGCTAAAGGCAACCGCAAGAATAAGCTAGAAGAAGCCTACGGCAAATACATCGAAGAAAAAGCATGAGTAGGCAAGACCAAATTCGTGCAGCAATGGATAAGCACGATAAGCCAATACCTAAGACTACAACAGGTAAAGGTAAGAATTACTTGCCAACAGAGCAAGGGGCTGGGATGACCGCCAAAGGTCGTGAAGCCTACAATCGTAAGAACAACGCCAATTTAAAAGCCCCCGCCCCAAATCCTAAGACTGATGCCGATAAGGGTAGAAAAGCTAGTTTTTGTGCAAGAATGGGTGGGGTAGTAGCAAAGAGCAAGAACGCTGAACGAGCAAAAGCAAGCATGAGGAGATGGAACTGTGGCTAAACAAGGACTATACGCAAACATCCACGCTAAGCGTGAGCGAATCAAAGCTGGTTCAGGCGAAAAGATGAACAAGGTTGGTAGCAAAGATGCCCCTACTAAGCAAGACTTTATTGAGTCGGCTAAGACTGCAAAACCGCCCAAAAAGACTAGAAAACAAATGCTTACCGATAAGATGAAGGATATGTAATGTTTAAAAAAGAAAAGATTAAACCTGAAAACTCTTTGTTGCAACCGCACAAACAGACCACGCTAGAAAAGAACGAAGATAAGCGTATGAAGCGTAAAGCAGAGCTATCTAAGCACTTTAACCAATTTGTTAAACAGATGGCATAAACTTAGTTTTAGTATTAGAATTTACCCTAACTAAATCAATCACTTGAGGTAGTATGGAAATCAAAGAAGTCGAAGTATCGGCACTAATCCCTTATGCCAAAAATTCACGCACCCACGATGATGCTCAGGTAGCCCAAATTGCCGCCAGTATCAAAGAATTTGGGTGGACTAACCCTATATTAGTTGATGGCGATAAAGGCGTTATAGCGGGGCATGGCAGGCTATTAGCCGCAAGAAAGCTGGGTATGGCTAAAGTACCTACGATTGAGCTTAAAGACATGACAGAAGCCCAAAAAAAGGCTTATGTGATAGCTGATAATAAATTGGCATTAAACGCTGGGTGGGATACAAACTTTCTGTCGCTAGAGCTACAAGAGCTAAAAGACCAAGACTTTGACCTAACGCTACTTGGCTTTGACGATAAAGAACTAGACGCTTTACTAGCCCCCGAAACAACTGAAGGGCTAACCGATGAAGATAGCGTACCTGACACGCCAATCGAACCTAAAACCAAGTTAGGCGATATATATATTCTTGGAAATCATAGACTTATGTGCGGTGATAGCACTAGTATTGATGCTGTAGAAAAGTTAATGGATGGCAATAGCGTTGATTTAATCTTTACAGACCCACCATACAATGTGGCGTTTAATGGGCGTAGTGGTAAACATGATGTAATTAAAAATGATGACCTACCTGAACATGAGTTTGAAAACTTTATATTGGAAGTATGTAGCGTAATTAAGGTGCTTGACCCAAAAGCCTATTATGTGTGGTGTAACTGGAACTTTTATGGTTTGTTGCAACGCAACCTAAAGTTTAAGACCTGCATAGTTTGGGCTAAAAATGTATTTGGTATGGGGCAGGGCTATAGGCATCAGCATGAGTTTTGTTTGTTTAACGGCAAAATTGATGAAGTAATTAAAAATGAATCTGACTTGTGGGAAATAAAAAAAGACCACAATTATGTGCATCCTACGCAAAAACCAGTTGCTTTGTCTGTAAGGGCATTTGGTAACCACATCAAATTGCTAAATGTATTGGACTTATTTGGTGGCTCAGGCTCAACTTTAATAGGTGCAGAGCAAACTGGTCGCAAGGCTTTTTTAATGGAATTAGACCCTAAATACTGCGATGTAATAGTCAAGCGTTGGGAAGACTTTACGGGCAAAAAAGCTGTTTTATCGGAGTTATAAAAATGGCAGAAAAAGGCAGACCCGCACATAAACCAACTAAAGAAAGCCAAGATACCGCTAAACGCTTATCTGCATTGGGTGTACCCCATGAGGATATAGCTAGTAGGCTAAAGATTAGTGCTGATACTTTGGTCAAATATTACAAAGAAGAACTAGACGAAGGGCGTATAGACGCTAATGCTGCAATTGCTGGCACATTGTTTAGCCAAGCCAAGAAGGGCAATACGGCTGCCGCTATCTTTTGGCTAAAGACTAGGGCTAGGTGGAAAGAAACCCAAGTTAACGAGGTCACAGGCCAAGATGGTGGCGATATAAAGATTTCTTGGGCAGATGCCTAACATAAAGCTAAAGTACCGCCCTAGACCTATATTTGCTGACTTTCATGAGCGTAAGCAACGATGGTCTATTGTTATTGCCCACCGCAGGGCTGGTAAGACTGTAGCCTGTATTAATGACCTTATCATTAAGGCTGGATTGGAGAACAAACCCAATGGTAGATATGCCTATATTGCCCCGTATCATAGCCAAGCCAAATCTATTGCTTGGGATTACTTGCTTAGGTTTAGTGAGCCTTTGTATCGCAGACATAACCAATCAGAGCTGTGGGTTGAGCTTATCAACGGGTCAAGAATTCGTCTATTTGGTGCAGACAATCCTGACGCATTACGGGGTATGTACCTAGACGGGGTAATCCTAGACGAGTACGCTGACATGAAACCTAGCGTATGGGGTGCAGTTTTAAGACCACTTTTAAGCGATAGAATGGGTTGGGCCGTTTTTATTGGCACACCAAAAGGCCATAACGCCTTTTATGACATATATCAGACCGCAGAGATAAACAAAGCGGATTGGTTTAGCAAGGTTTTAAGGGCTAGTAAGACTAAAATCCTACCCCAAGCCGAATTAGATGATGCCCTAAAGTCTATGTCTATCGACCAATACCAACAAGAGTTTGAGTGTAGCTTTGAAGCTGCCATACTTGGGGCTATATATGGCACAGAGATGCGATTACTGACCGATGCGGGGCGTATTGATAAGGTTGAGTGCGATACCCTATTCCCTGTGCATACGGCTTGGGACTTGGGCTTTAACGATGCTACGGCTATTTGGTGGTATCAGGTTGTGCATGGAGAGATACGGGTATTGGATTACCATGAAGCACATGGGCAACCTATTCCTTATTATGCTAACCAAATCAAAGAACGACCATACGAATATGGTACACATTGGCTACCGCATGACGCTAGAGCAAAGACTCTAGCAAGCGGTGGTAAGTCGATAATTGAACAATTAATAGATAAATTGCCCCTAAAAAGCGGAAATTTGTTTAAAATCGTACCTAATCTGTCATTACAAGACGGCATACAAGCTACAAGAATGGCGTTAAGTCGCACTTGGTTTGATGCCATGAAGTGTTCAGAAGGCATTGAATGTTTGCGTCAGTACCAACGGGAATACGATGAAGATAAGAAAGTATTTAGAGATAAGCCTAGACATGATTGGACAAGTCATGGAGCGGATGCTTTTAGGATGCTTTCTGTGGCTTGGCGAGATGAAGCAGAAATTGCGAAGCAAAACGCACCGATTCGTGGCATCGTTGTTGGACAGAATGAGGTTACGCTAGAGGAAATGTGGAAATCTACGCCACGAATTACTAATCAAAGGTATTAACTATGAACGATACGCTAAACAAGACTTACGAAGATTGGTACAACACCATCGCCCAGTACGACAAGTCTTTTAGGGAATGGGAAGCAAGAGTACCAAGAATCATTAAGCGTTATCGTGATGACAGCCGTACCCGTAATAACCCCAATGCTCGCTTTAATATCCTTTGGTCTAATGTTCAGGTTATCAAGCCTGCTATCTTTGCTAGACTGCCACGCCCCGATGTAAGCCGAAGATTTAGAGATAACGACCCCATAGGTCGTGTTGCTTCTATGATGCTAGAACGGGCTTTAGAGTACGAGGTCGAGCATTACCATGACTATCGTTCCGCTATGGATAACGCTGTGCTTGACCGCTTATTAGGTGGTAGAGGTACGGCATGGGTTCGTTATGAGCCACATATTGTTGCAGAGCAAAATAACATCAACGAAGGTATTGCAGGTCAAATGCCCGAAGATGGGCTACAAATTACAGAGGATGCCGATGAAGCAGAAACGGAAAACGCTGAACTGGTGGAGTCGCAAGAACGCATTGAATATGAGTGTGCCCCTGTTGATTATGTGCATTGGCGTGATTTTGGTCATACTGTTGGACGGACTTGGGAAGAAGTAACAGCCGTATGGCGTAAAGTCTATATGAGCCGACAAGCTCTGATTGACCGCTTTGGCGAAGAAATGGGCAGTAAGATTCCGCTAGACACCAAGCCTGACAGCGACAAATGGGCTACCAAACAAATGGCTGCCGAGCATTTCCAAGCCTGTATTTATGAGATTTGGGATAAAGAACAAGGCAAAGTCTTTTGGGTTAGCAAGTCAATGGGTGAGATTCTTGACGAAAAGGATGACCCATTACAGTTAGAGGGATTCTTCCCTTGCCCTAAACCAATGTACGCCACGCTGACTACAGACAGCTTAGAGCCTGTACCTGATTTTGTACTATACCAAGACCAAGCCAAGCAATTAGACACGCTTGCTGACCGCATAGATGGCTTTATTAACGCCTTAAAAGTACGGGGTGTCTATGACGCATCCGAGCCAAGCCTTGCAAGACTATTCTCTGAGGGCGAGAACAACACCCTGATACCAGTTAAGAACTGGGCTGCTTTTGCTGAGAAACAAGGCATGAGAGGCTCTATTGACTTAGTAGATATAACCCCAATCGCTCAAGGTTTGACGATGGCTTATCAGGCTATGGAGCAAGTTAAAGGTCAGATTTACGAGATTATGGGTATTGCCGACATTCAACGGGGACAGACAGACCCCAATGAAACGCTTGGTGCTCAGATTATTAAGTCGAATAACGCAGCAGGCAGACTCAAGAATATGCAACACGCAGTTGTTGACTTTGCTACCGAGCTTCTAAGTATCAAGGCTCAGATTATCTGCAAGCATTTCACGGATGACACCATTGTGAAAATTAGTGGTGCAATGCAATTAAGCCCACAAGACCAACAGTTAGTACCGCAAGCCTTACAGTTATTGAAAGACGAACCCGCTAAGAACTTCCGTATTGAAGTAACTAGCGACTCAATGATTTATCAGGATGAGCAACAAGAAAAAGCCGACAGAATTGAGTTCTTAGGTGCTTTATCTCAGTTTATGAACCAAGCATTGCCAGTAGCCACCCAAGCCCCTGAACTAACACCATTACTCATGGAAATGCTCAAGTTTGGCGTGACTGCGTTTAAGGCTGGTAAAGGTATGGAAGGGCTTATTGATGAAACTGCCGACCAATTTAGAAATAAAGCTAAAGCGATGGAAGGCCAACCCAAGCCACCCCCACCTGAAGTGCAAAAGATTCAGGCTCAGACTCAGGCTAAGATGCAAGAAATACAGATGTCGGTACAACTGGAACAGCAAAAGATGGCTGCTCAAATTGAATTTGAAAAGGCTAAACAGGAATATCAGGCACAAGAGAATCAACTTAAGTTCCAACTTGAAGAACAGCGTAATGCTCAAGACCGAGAGATGGAGATGAAGTTAGCTCAGATGAAGATGATGACTGAGCGTAATACCCAACTCTTGCTTGCTTATATTAACAATGGGGCTAAGATTGAAACGGCTCGTATTTCCGCAGGTGTAGATAGTGGCGAGGGAATTGCTGAAGAATACACAATGGATGAGGATATGCTACGGGCACAAGAACACCCACTAGCCCCCATAGCTAACGCTATTGCACAAGGTAATCAAGACATGACAGCAACTTTAGGTGCTTTAATTGACAGACTAAATCAACCAAAACAAGTAGTACGAGATGAGAATGGCAAAATTGTAGGGGTTCAATAATGGCTATTACAGTCAAACATAGCAAAGTCAGCACAATCCCTGACGAAGCAGATACAAGTCTTGTACGCCCTAGCGATTGGAACGCTGACCATACCCTAACAGGTACGATAGATATAGCCAATGGTGGTACAGGGCAAACTACAGCTAATGCTGCGTTCAATGCTTTAGTCCCATCTCAGACAGGCAATACAGGCAAATACCTAACGACTAATGGAACAGATACTTCATGGGCTACAAACCCATTGGGAACAGTTACTAGCGTAGATTTAACTGCTAGTACAGGAATTAGCGTATCGGGTGGCCCAATTACTACTTCAGGCTCAATTACTGTTACGAACACCGCCCCCGACCAAACAGTTGTATTGAACTCAGGTACAGGTATATCAACTAGCGGTACATATCCTAACTTTACAGTTACTAATACCGCACCTGACCAAACAGTCAGTATTGCAAGCGGAACTGGTATATCGGCAACAGGTACATACCCTGCGTTTACAGTAGCCAACACAGGTGTTACCTCTGCCGTAGCTGGAACTGGTATTAGCGTTAGTGGTTCAACTGGTGCTGTAACAGTAACCAACACCGCTCCCGACCAAACTGTTGTTTTAACTGGTGCAGGAACAACTGTAGTAACTGGTACTTACCCTAACTTTACCATTACTTCTACTGATTCCACTACTGGAACAGTTACAAGCGTAGCGGCTACGGCTGGAACAGGCATCAGCGTAACAGGTAGTCCTATAACAACAAGTGGCACATTAAACATTACTAATACTGCACCTGACCAAACTGTAGTTTTAACGGCTGGTACAGGCATAAGCACAAGTGGCACATATCCTAACTTTACTATTACCAACACTAGCCCATCTTTGGGTGGTGATGTTGTTGGCCCAGCATCTAGCACAGACAATGCAATAGCTCGTTTTGACACCACAACAGGCAAATTGTTGCAAAACAGCGTAGTAACAGTTGGTGATACAGGTGCAGTTTCAGGCGTTACCACACTATCCGCTTCTACTAGCGTTACTACCCCAATAGTTCAAGCTACCAATTCTGCTGGTTTAGCCCTTAAAAACTCTGCTGGCACAACCCAAATTAGCATGGGTGGCGGTGGTGGCGATAATGTAACCATTGCTGTAGCTACAAATATTAATGGTGCAAACGCACAAATTGACATTAGCCCTACGGGTACTGGTCATGTACACATAAAGCCTACAGGTACAGGTTCTCTTGAAATTGCACCTACTAATGTAGGAACAATGGACAACATGACTATTGGGGCTACAACCGCTAGAAACGCAAGCGTTGTAGATTTAAGCGTAACTGGCACACTTAGCTTTGATGCGGCACAAGGTACAGCAGGTCAAGTTCTTACATCCGCAGGTACAGGCAATACGCCTACTTGGACAACGCCCACTACAGGTACAGTTACAAGCGTTACAGGAACAGCACCCGTAGTATCTTCAGGCGGTAATACCCCAGCTATAAGCATGGCTCAAGCCACTACTAGCGTAGATGGTTATCTTTCAAGCACCGATTGGACTACCTTTAATAGCAAAGGCAATGGAACAGTTACTAGCGTTGCCGCATTAACTCTTGGAACGACAGGCACAGACCTCAGTTCTACTGTGGTTAATGGAACGACAACCCCAGTAATTACTTTGCAAGTACCAACGGCATCAGCTACCAATCGGGGTGCGTTAAGTTCTGCGGATTGGACTACTTTTAACAGTAAAGCACCAGCCGTAACTTATACGACCAACTATATTCCGTATGGTCAAGGTACGACTACGCCTAATCAATCGGCTAATTTGACTTATGACGGCACAACTTTAAAAGCCCAAGCAGTAAATGCCACCAACGGAATTGTGGTTAATAGCAAAACTGTAGCGGCAAGCTATACGATTGCCACAGGCGATTCAGCTATGTCAGCAGGGCCAATCACAGTTAGTTCAGGGGTAACTGTTACAGTTTCTAGTGGGTCACGCTGGGTAGTTCTGTAATGTTTCAAACTGCTTTTCAGTCTAATGCGTTTCAAATCAACGCATTTCAGATAGGTGGAGAACCCCCAACGCCATCGGGCATAGACACCCATGATGGCTTTACACCTGAAGAAATCCGCAGAGCTAAACGCCTAGATGCCAAAATTAGGGCTAGACAGCTTGCTCTGTACAAAGCCCAACAAGAGTCTAAGATACGCAGAAAACAACAACTGCGTGATGCAATCGACCCACCAAAAATTGTTGCTAAACAGAAACAAAATAAACTACAATCTATTCAAGAGGTTAAGGCTGGTACACCGCCAGTTGATACTACAGAACTAGAGCAGTCTATTGCCTACCTTGAGAACCAACGCAGTAAGTTAATCAGGGCGGCAGAATTAAGACAGCAACAAGCCTATATATCGGCACAGTTAGCGATTCTTGAAGCCAAACGACAAGCTGAGTTGGATGACGAAGAATCCTTACTGATGCTTTTATGACACCTTTCGGGCAATATAAAAAAGGACTAGACCTGCTCCACATGGGGCATTACCATTCAGGGTTTCGGCTCTATGAGTTTCGATGGCATCCCAAAACAAGGGAAGCATCGGGTGAGAAATGGGAAAAATGGATTAAAGCCCCAAAATGGGCGGGGGAAAGACTGTACGGCAAACACATTACTGTGCAGATGGAACAGGGCTTTGGAGATATTATCCAATTTGCTCGATTCCTACCATTACTTAAGGCTTGGGGAGCTAAAGAAGTATCGGTTATGTGCCACAAGTCGGTCATGCAACTTTTAGGGCAGATGGACTGTATTGACACCATTTCTTGCGTGCGTGACGAGGGCAGACCACTAGAAGCCGATTATTGGGTAGGTAGCATGAGCTTGCCATTTTTTGCCATGCACAGCCCTTTATATGTACGGCAATCATTCCCTATTAGCCAAGCAAAGATAGTAGGCTCTGAGGGCTATTTAAACGCCATTCCAAGCAAGATTGAGCGTAAGGTAGGGGTTAACTGGCACGCCAGTACAGGGCCACTCCATTATGTCAAATCCATTGATGTAACTATATTGCGTGAAATGCTTGGTAACGATGTATTTTCATTAAATCTAGGCACAGACGATATATTCCAACCCCTACCCCCTGACGGGTGGAAAGAAAACTTTTACAGAACTGCTTGCCACATGAAGTCTATGAAAGCGGTGGTTGCCCCCGATACGGCTACGGCTCACCTTGCTGGTGCTTTGGGCGTTAAATGTTTTTTACTATTGCCTGAAGATGACTATATCTGTTGGCGTTGGAAAAACGGAGTTTGGTATGACAGCGTTGTACCCCTTAGAAAACACGATTGGCACAAATTACCACACTTATTGGAGAAGCTATGATTTGCCCTAAATGCGGTTACTCTGAATCAAATCATGTAGTTACAAAATCAGATAAGGAATCATATCTAGATTTTTGGGGATTCAAACTGGGTACGCCTGAAGCGGAAGAAGCGTGGAAACAAAAGCAAGAAATGACCGCCAAAGAATCACCAATGGTTATGTCAGACATTGAAGGCTATGTATCGCAAGTCGATGGCACTTGGATTAAATCCCGTAGCCACCACAGAGAACACCTTAAACAGCACCGCATGATTGAGTTAGGTAACGATGTACCCCTAAGACACAAGCCTGTAGAACTTAGTCGTAAAGAGCAAGAAACCCGTAAACGCAAGATTGCCGAGCTTGCTTACGCCAAACTAAACTATCGTTAAGGAGCAATCATGGCAGACCGCAGAGAGATGTTGGAATCCGCATTAGAGGAAGTCTTAGAACCACAAGATGAGGGTAAACCCTTAGAGGAAGAACATGAGGAAGTGCAAGAGGAAGTTTCTCAAGACGAACCTGCTCGCAATGAGAAGGGACAGTTTGTCGCTAAAGATGAAGCGGTGGCAGAGGAAACGAGCATTGAGGCTGTTGCAGAAGATACGACTGAACCCGAACAGCCCGAAGAACAGCCTGAGGTTAGCGATATACCAAAGCCTACGACTTGGAAGAAAGACCTTTTACCTCTTTGGGATAAGATAGCCAAAGGCGAAACATTAACTAAAGACGAAAGTAAAAAACATCTTGAATACCTTAACCAAAGAGAGAACGAGTTTAAAAAAGGCGTTAGCGTATATAAAGCGGAAGCGGAACGAGCAAAGGCTCTTGAGGAAGCAATTACCCCGTTTGTACCCGAACTCCAAGCACAAGGAATCCACCCTGCCGCATGGATAAACAACTTAGGTCGGGCACACATGATTCTGACCAAAGCTCCCCATGAACAGAAAGTGCAAATGTTTCATAGACTTGCACAAGATTATGGAGTAAACTTAAATCAAATTAACGAACCGCAACAACCAGTTGACGCATATACTCAACAGTTAATGCAACAACTTTATCAAGTTAATCAAGAAGTTAGCACGATAAAAGGGCGGTTTGAGCAAGAAGAACAAGCTCGATTGAATAATGAGATTGAGCGAGTACGAAGTGACAGAGAGCGGTTTCCGCACTTTGATATGGTTAGGGAAGAAATGGCTCAACTACTTGAGCTAGGTAAGGCCCAAGACCTTGAAACGGCTTATGCAAAAGCTGTGCGTATGAACGATGAAGCCTTTAGGTTGGAACAGGAAAAACTCCTGAACAACGCTACAAAGCAAGCATCTAAGGCACAACAAGTAGCACGAGCCAAAGCAACGGCTGTTAGCCCAAAATCCGTTACTCCTAACGGGACACAAGCGAAAGTCGAAGCAAAGGACAGGCGTTCTCTACTGATGGCTCAGATGACCGAAGCAGAGAGCGGTAGGCTTTAATTAACTTAAAAAGGATATATCATGGCATTTGCTAACTCAGCAATCACCGATATTATCGCTACCACCATTCAAAGTCGTAGCGGTGAATTGGCTGATAACTTAACGCAGAACAATGCGATTCTGCAAAGACTTAACTCTAAGGGCAATGTACGCCCATTTTCGGGTGGTAATGTGATTTTGGAAGAAATCATGTACAACGACCCTAACACCAACAACGCTAATTCGTATAGCGGTTACGAAGTATTGAACATTGCTCCTGATAGCCCAATCTCGGCTGCTCAGTTCAAGATTGCTCAATACGCTGCTGCTGTAACGATGAGCGGTTTAGAGATGCTCCAAAACTCAAGCAAAGAGGCAATCATTGACCTGTTAGATGGTCGTATGCAAGTTTCTGAAGCTCGTCTTTTGAACCGCATTTCTACCGACCTATATGGTGATGGACTTGGTAATGGCGGAAAAAACATTGACGGCTTAGCTGCCGCAGTAGCAGTTTCTCCAACCACAGGTACTTATGGTGGTATTAATCGTGCAAACTGGGAATTTTGGCGTAACCAAGCAACTACTGGCTTGCTCTCTACCAACACCCTTGCTAAGATGACTGAAGCAGCCATCAAGCAGGTTCGTGGTACAGACAAGGCTGACTTGTACATTGCAGGTAACACCACATATCAGTATTTTGTAGGTGCATTACAAGCAATTCAGCGTATTACTACCGAAGAAAGTGGTGCAGCAGGTTTTGCATCCCTTAAGTTCTACGGCGGTGGTACATCTGCTGATGTTGTACTCGGTGGTGGTATTGGTAACCAAGAGAACGCAAACTATATGTATCTCTTGAACACCAATTACATTTTCTTCCGCCCACACAAAGAGCGTAATTTCGTACCGATTGGTGGTGAGCGTCAAGCCATCAACCAAGATGCGATTGTTAAGCTCTACGGTTGGGCAGGCAATTTAACCACCAGCAACGCTCAGTTGCAGGGTATTTTGACCACCTAATTTGTAAAGGAAAAATCATGGCTTACACAGTACTCCCTATCTCTGGTGTTGACCTTAACGGCATCACTTATGAGAGTTTTGAATACACTAACGGCTCAACCGCTATTGGAATCCCAAGTTTTGGCCCACTAGGCTCACAGACTTTTGGTTCTGATGGTTTGCGTTATGTATTTGCTAAAGCAGGCGGTGTGATTGCAGCAGGTGCAACCGATGTTACAGTTAACGCTTCAACCTTTGCCGCAACGGCTACTGGTGGCACTTATATTGCACCAGCAGAGTCGATGGTATCAGGTGATTATGGTTGGTTTGGAAAAACTAGCGTTTAATCATAAATTGTAGTAAAAACAAGGGGCTATCTCGTAATGGGGTAGCCCTTTTTTCTTTTTAACCGCAGTATCCTAACCACTTGGGAGTTTTAAATGATTGAAAGCGATAGCAGAGATGCAGATTCTCGTCTAGCAGTTAAGTTTTATAAACGAGCAATGAAACTAGAGAATGAATCCAACGAAGCTGGCAGACCAATTTTTAAAGATTACGACTTTGTACGCATTATGGTCGCTGGTGACACCCTTACAGAAATTGACACCTATGCACGAGAAAGCCATAAACAGCGTTTTCCAAAGCAATGGCTTCAATATCAGGCTACACAAGACTCTAGTAGCGAAATGATTGGAACACCTGTAGAGGAATGGACTTTAATTAGCCAATCCCAAGCCCAAGAACTACGGGGCATCAAGTTTATGACAGTAGAATCCATCGCTAACGCATCGGACTTACAGCTTCAACGCATTGGCATGATTGCTGGTATGTCACCCCACGCCTTTAGGGATAAGGCTAGAACCTTTCTAAACCTTGCCGAAGAAACCGCAGAAGCTAGTAAGCGTACAGAAGAAATTAATCAGCTAAAGCAAGAACTTGCCAAAAAAGACGAGGAAACTGCTAAAATTAAAGCTGAAACTGATGCGAAGCTCGCCCTAATGCAAGAACAGATGGCGGCTATACTTGCGGCAGTTGGAGAGAAAAAACCCCGCAAAAAGAAAGTCGTAGAGGAAGTCTAATATGTCATCAACGATGCTCCAACTTATGCAACAGACCACTAGCGAGTTAAATCTTGCTATTCCTACCTATGTTGCAGGCAATACCAATCAAGATGTACAACAGGTTCTAGCCCTCATGAATCGTACTGGCTATGACTTGGTCAAGGAATATGATTGGCAAGGTTTACAGTTGGAGTATCGTTTCTATACCGATGCACAGACTTTTGTAGGTGATACAGTTAGCAACCAAAGTTATAACATTGTTGTTGCTGGTGATGCTACCGCCCTTAATGGCAATTATTCCATTACAGGAACAGGCATTAACCAAGATACTTATGTATCCTCTGTAACTTTTAATGGCACGACATCTACCATCGTAATGAGCCAATTAGCAAGTGGCACATACACAGGCGTAACTTTTACCTTTTCACAAACAAAATACCCATTACCGAATGACTTTGAAGCCATTACGGACAATACCCATTGGGATAAAACGAAGCATTGGCAGATGCTTGGGCCTGAAGATGCCCAACAATGGCAATGGCTAAAGTCGGGTTATATATCAACAGGCCCACGCATTAGGTGGCGTATTCTAGGCAATAAGTTCCAAATTTGGCCACCATATAACACACAAGAGTATTTAGGCTTTGAATACCGCTCAAAAGGGTGGGCTAGAAGTGCCACCGACCAAGTTAAGAACAGCTTTACGGCTGATACCGATACAACCATATTTGACGATACAGTCATGGTTTTAGGTACAAAACTTAAGTATTTCCAAATCAAGGGGTTTGATACTACTGCATTGCAACAAGACTATTTCCGTTATTTGAATGTAGCCAAAGCCAACGACAAGGGTTCTGCAAACCTCAGTTTTGCACCATACCCAACGAAAGTGCTTATTGGTTACGCAAATATCCCCGATACTGGCTACGGAACTTAATCTATGGCAGTTGCTCAACAACGAAGGGCAGTTACCGCTTCTGTGCCAGCCCCTATTGGGGGTTGGAACGCTAGGGATTCTGTTGCCGAAATGAACCCCTTAGATGCGGTAGTTCTTAATAACTTTTACCCCACCCCATCACAAATACAGCTTAGAAAAGGATATACCGAATACGCTACAGGCATTACTGGGCAAGTTGATACCCTTATGCAGTATTCAGGTGGTTCTACAAGCAAGCTATTTGCTGCGGCTGGAAGCGTAATTTATGATGTTTCTAGTGCTGGTGCGGCTGTTTCTGTCGTTACAGGTCAAGGAAGTGACCGACTACAATATGTAAACGCCTCTACTTCAGGTGGAAACTTTCTTGTAGCGGTTAATGGTGCAGATGCCCCCCTTATTTATGACGGCACAAATTGGATTAAATACGCCACTATCAACACAGCACAGACTATTAGCAATTTAACCAGTTCAGGAACAACTTGTACCCTTGTTACTAGCGTTGCCCATGGTCTAGTTACAGGCAATCAAGTTACCATCGCTGGTGCAAGCCCAGCCGCCTATAACGGCACATTTAAAATAACTGTTGTAAACGGCACTACCTTTACTTATACGGCACTTTCAGCCCCAGCTAGTAGTCCTGCAAGCCCGTTGGGAACTTACACAGTCGCTAAATTTCTTACTAATACTACAATTGCTAACCTTATTCACATTAATTTGCATAAAGAACGCCTATATTTTGTAGAAACTGGCACTTTAAAGTTTTATTATTTAGCCCCTAACGCAATTAGTGGAGCTTTATCATCGTTTGACCTTGGTGCTGTTGCTCGAAATGGTGGTTACATCATGGCAATGGGCACTTGGACATTAGACGCAGGCTACGGAGTAGATGACTACGCTGTTTTTATCACCAATAACGGGGAAGTTATTGTTTATAAGGGTTCTGACCCATCTGACCCTGATAATTGGTCGTTAATTGGGGTATGGCAACTTGGTCAAGTCTTTGCTAGACGCTGTTTTTTCAAGTTTGCAGGCGATTTACTGTTAATTACCCAAGACGGCATAGTCCCATTGGCTTCTGCCCTGCAATCTAGCCGTTTAGACCCAAGAATTAACATTACAGACAAGATTTATTACGCTGTAAGCGAAGCTGCCGATTTATATAACACAGAATTTGGCTGGCAAATCCACTATTACGCCAAACAGAATATGCTGATATTTAACATTCCCGTAATTGGCGGTCAACAACAATATGTTATGCACAACATTACTAAGGCATGGGCTAGTTTTTCAGGCATAAACGCTACTTGCTTTGAAGTTTATGACGAGGATATGTACTTTGGTGGTAATGGCTTTGTTGGAAGGTTTTGGGATGGATTGTCAGACAACGACCAAAACATCAGGGCATCTTGCCAACAGGCATATAGCTATTTTGACGCTAGAGGGCAGTTAAAACGCTTTACTATGGTACGCCCTATCCTCTTTACCGATAATGGCTTACCGACTGTTTTATGCGGTATAAACACCGATTTTGAAACCCAAAACAATATAGGACAGGTTAGTTTTAACCCTGCCTTAGTTTCTGTGGGTATTTGGGATACTAGCCTTTGGGATGATGCAGAATGGGGTGGTGGAAATACCATTTCTAAGAATTGGCAGGGCGTGACAGGTATAGGCTATGCAGCAGGGATTATCCTAAATATTGCATCGCAAGATATTGATGTTCGGTGGGCTAGTACAGACTATGTAATGGAAAGGGGAGCTATTCTGTAAATGCGACAAGTTACAACTGAAAACCAACGCTATTTGGGGGAATGGTTGGTTCGCATACTGAATTTTCCCCTACCTGAAACCACCCAATGTATTGGACAGTTAAAAGACGGCAATTTGGTAGCGGTGGCTGGATATACCAACTTTATGCCAAAGGCTTGTGAGATTCATATTGGTAGTGTTGGTGAGCATTGGGCTAGTAAAGATTTTATATGGGCGGTATTTGATTACCCCTTTAATAAACTTGGACTTAGCGTTATACTAGGGCAAATCTGTGCTGATAACACAGATGCCCTAAAGTTAAACCGACATTTGGGCTTTAAGGTTGTAGCTGAAATACCTGATGCCCACA